CTTAAGAGTAATCAAGCGAAGTTATCATCAGAAATATTCACAATGAAAGGTTTAGTTAAGAATTTTAAAGAATTTAAATATCCCAGCAACCCAATTAACGAGACAAGTAGCATCTTAGACTTTTTCAAAGAGTGCGAAGCTGATACAGACGAGGACATATTATTAATGGTCCAGTCTTTAGGCATTCCCACCTATGCTCAAGTAAAAGTTGTAGAACAGTTTAGAACTACTATTGGGGAATATTATTCTTTTTTATCTACTGAACAATTCCTTATAGGGGGAATGATAATTAACGGAGTTAAAGATGTTGTTAATCGATCAGAACCAATGCCAGATATATTGGGCACTAAGATAGTGTGCAATTATCCCATTCCAACCAATAATGGGAAGTTTGTTATTATTAAAGGTAGATTGAACAATATGAAACCAGCTAAAAAAGGTATCAATAATCATATTTATAGTAGTTATGATTCAGTACTATTACGTCACTTATTAAATGCAGTGGCTAATTCTGAGGAAGGATCTAACACTAAGACACTAATAAATATAATTAATTCTTTTTATAAAACAGCTGAAACTCACTGTTACGGAAAGGGATTTGCTAGAGGTTTGGTTTTGCGATTGAAGGAAATGAATGATGTCAATAAAGGGATAGGTAAAAATAGAGCGCCAATGAGTCTAAAGGAAATGGGAATATCTATGATAGAGTTTATCGAGTTACTTCGAGCAACATATCCTATAGGTAGCGCAGTTCTTAATGATGACGGTAGTATTAAAGAAGTTTATATAGAAAAAGATTTAATACACACCACTGATGAACTATTTGATATACTAAATTTTAAGAACTCATTCATTAAACCTAAAATAGCAGAATTAACAGGTGAAGGGAAAACGGATGAAAGATTAAATTACGTAGATGTTTCTAGATTCTTAACACAATATTATGAGTTATGGGATGAGGATCTTGCCGAACTACCAATGGATTTTGAGTATAAACCAGAGGCAAAAGCAGGATTACCTTATAATTATGACACAAAGAAGAAAGATGTGTTATTGGATGCATTAAGAAACACAGTAAGTATGGTTTTAGATTACGATGAGGTTAAAAATGAAAAGCAGAAAATTGGATGGATGAAGAAATATACATGGAGTTATTGTAACTATATATTTCCTAAGGATGAGGTTTACACTAATGAGAACCTTTTAAAACCTAGAGCGATAAATTCATCACCTTTCTCAGTAGTTCTGGCAGCAGCAACATTGCTCCAACCACTAGGGAAGATTCCGGTTGTTAATAACACAAGTAGTAATTACATAAATCATACATCTTTATACAAATTTAATCCGTTTAACGGAGGGATAGACAGGTTTCTCAAGAACATAGTGGCTTACATAACTATGGAAATTATTGCGACACCGGAAACATATGGTATAACACAATTCATATATGCTGATAATATATATGTTGTTACATGGAAACTGCCTGATAAACAAAAAGCCATGGCCTTATGGAAGTCTATACCTGTGGATAAACAAGATGAGATTAGTAAAACATTCAGAGATAATGATTGGGAATTTTGGTTAGACAATTTGAATACAGATAGACAGGACAAAGAGGACATTATCACTACATTTGAGCTAGATTTAATAGGTTTCGAGATTAACTTAGAATTTTTACAAAAATGTGGTGTTAAAGTAGTGTTCCACTCACTAGATTTAGAAAAGGGAGAAGCTAATGCAACACCTTCTATAGCTCAGGCAATGATTTATTATCTATGTCTGGAAGGTTTTAGAGATGATAAAGGTGTATTGCATATAGATGATAAATGGTTGAAATATTTTCTTGAAGTATTGCCACATCAATTAGTTAATAATGTTGGTGTATTAGGTAATATTAGATACAGAACGCCTGGCCAGTCATCTGGTAACCCTTTAACTTTTCAGATCAATCACGCCGTGAGTTCGGTTTTCTTGTCCAGATTACTACCAGAATTAAGAAAGAAACAAATTCTACATATCACTAAACAGGTTCTGGAAGATATTAATAAGATTACAGGAATAAGTTGTAAGGTTGAGTTAAGTAACAATGAGTTTATAGCAGAGATGTATGAAGCAGTAACAACAGCTAGGAGTGCTGGTGGACAGATGGGTAAACAAGAAAAACAAGCCCCAATTTTAAAGACTATTAAATTAGATCTTTTGGGTTGGGATGCGGTTTATATAGTACCATTTAACTGCTTTGTGCCTGTGTTAGAGGAAGATAGATTTATGAAGACTTGTGTTTTTCCAAAAACGACCACAAGCAGTGTGAATGAAGGGGACGCTGGTTTACAAGCCGGCAACAGATTGATGGCTAGCTTTGGTAGATACTTATCCTTGTATCTTATCGGAGGTTGGCAGACCCCTGGCCTTTACAATGCTTTGAGGACGGCTTTATCAGAAACATTGGATTCAATAACTGCCTTCTCTCAGATGTCACTAGACGACATTATCAACGATTATAGTAATCCAATAGATATTCCAGGTGGTGAATCGATTATAAAAGCAATTAAAGCTGTCGGTGCTAAAAATTTTGACATAGATGCAATCTTAATCAAATTGATGGTCCCCTATTCTGACAAACACGGTTTGTATAACAACATCAAAGAAATGCAACCAAAAATGTACGGAAAAAGAAGGGATATTGACAATATGACTAGGAATGTGCACACTCTAAGAAGTAGTATAGCTAAGTATGTTAGAGGAGATGAGTTAGATTTCCTTGAAAAAGATGTGGATGCAATAGTTGATTCACTGGTGTCTTTAGTGATACCTTATAATAGAGTCAACATTGATAATATGTCTATGAAAAACTTTGTTAGAAATAAAAATAAGGAGTTGAATGTTAAAATGACAGAGCTAAAAGAAACTCATAAGAATAATAAAAATGAACTACACCAGAAGATAAATAATTTAAAATTAAAGTACGTCAAAGAAGCAAATCTTTACATCTCTAAAATTTTAGATACTATAGGACAAGGTGCAGTTTATAATCCAAATGAGCTTGCAGTTTCAGAGAAAATGTTGCACAAAGGTAACATGCTACTTTCACAAATTAGCAGATACAGAGGAGTCAATGCCCCTGCTAATAAGAAGAAAGAAAGTAAACATCTATTAAGAGATCCATCAACAGTTAAAGGAGATCTTGACATGATGAAAGCTGTGCGAGATGATCTAAGAGATCGACGTTATAAGATTAAAGTAATCGATGATCCAAATCGAAGTATGAGTACCGGGAAGAAATTGGAGCCAACGGAAAAGTTAAAGATACCGTTGGAAAAGGATATAATTAAAGAAAAAAATATACATCATGAACGTATCAATGGAGGAAAGACTAAAAAAGTGGATTGGAGTAATTACAAGGAGGAGGAAGAAGAAGAAACTCAACCAAAACAATCTGTGAATAAAGTTGAAACTGTATCAGAACAATCATCAAGCTCAGAATCAGAATCATCTGAGGAGGAAAGCACCGAGGAATCAACAAGCTCTGAGGAAGAAGAGAGTGAACAAGAGTCATCAAGTGAAGATGAAGCTAGCTCATCATCTGATTCAACAGAGTCGGAAAGCGAGGTGTCAAGTAGCAGTGAAGAATCAGATAGTACAGACAGTGATACAGAGACGAGTGGTGAAGAAGATAATTCAGAATTAACAGACAAAGAAGATATAAGTGAATCAGAGTCTGATGAAGATCCCATACCAATTAAAAGTATTAAGAGTAAGGCAAGCAAACTAGCTAAAGATTTTGATGATCTTGAGTTAGATATTGCTTCAACTTAAGACCTAATACTTACCAGTATTCTATTAGGAAATCTGGCTTTGTTCACCATCTTGTTGGTTCAAATCAAGAGGAGGCTAAAC